TTACGTGCCGAACAGCGCCGCCACTTCAGCCGCCGCCGCTGGTGTCGCATCAGTTGATCCTGCCTGACCGGGCGCCAGTGCGGTGGTGATCCGCCCACGCCATGGCAAGGCAGGCTGGCCGTCCTCGCCTGTGTAGGGATCGGGCAGCGTGTTGCCCTCCAGCTGGTCCATCAGGATAAACGGATAGAACATCACCGCCGTGCCGCGCGCGTTCATCGCCTGAATGGCTTCGATCACGGCAGCATCTGCTGGCGTGCCGCCATAGATCGGCCGGTTGTCAGCCCCGCGCGCAATCACCTGCGCCGCGCTGCGTGTCAGGCCGGAAACGCGCCACGGCATCTCGTCGCCCTCGACCGCAGGATCCTCGATCTTGGGCTGCACAAGGCACTGGCCTGCGCGCAAGTCAGAGCCGAACCACGACACCACCAGCGAGGCGGATTTCAGCTCCGGCAACTCCTCCTCCAGCGCCTCCATCGAAGTGGAAAAATCCGTCTTGCCCGAAGGTGAGTTGATATTGGCGCTCCAGCGCGACTGGTTATCGCCCTGATAGCTGACCGGCGTTGTAGCCAGCGAATATTCGCCGGTGCCGGGGATCAGCGCCACACCTTCCACACCGTAGGGCAGCGCATGGGTTGCCCCCTGCGCGCCGCGCTGCTCTGGCCGGATCACCTCAAAACTGAACTGCGGCACGCGGTTGCCAAAGCGTTGCAGCCCCAGCGCCTCCATCACCACATAGGCCGTGCCACGGTAGGCCGGCACCATGCCCGCGCCCTCGATCGCCTCCATCAGCGGGTCGGGCTGCTGGTCGGTGCTGCCGGTATAGACAGTCATGTTCAGCGCATCGCGCGCGATCTCGTCGCCGTCTGCCCAGACGCGGCCCACACGGGTGATCTCGCCCTCGCACAGGGCAATCGCCACGTTGACAGTATAGCTGTATTCAGTGGTTTGCGGCTGCGAAGGCCCGCCCTTGCCGCCGCCGCTGGTGCTGCTGACCTCCTCGAAGTCAGAGGCCCAGATCACCTGACCGCCCAAGCGCAAACGCCCGTACAGCTGCGTCACTGGATCGCCCTCGCCCGCGTTGTTCAGACGAAAGCGGTCCACACGCCCCGTCTCCACCGCTTGCGCACCGCTGCCAAGGATCTTTTGATCCACCACACGGCCCAGCGTCGCCCCCACCGCACGCCCGATGGCAACCGATGACAGCCCCGCAAACGTGCCCCCAAGCGAGCCGCCCACGGCAGCGCCTGCTGCTGAAAATAATATCGTTGCCATCAGATGACCTCCTGCGGAAATTCAAAACACGCCACCACACGGCGGCGCCACGGTGCGCTGAGCGCGCTCTCGACCACGCCATGGCGCGAATAGGCATGGACAAAGCGGGGTGCGGCACCGGTACCGGACAGGACGCCCAAATGCTTGGCCACTGCCCCATCACGCATGCGGAACAACAGCACATCACCAACGCCCGCCTGAGCCACAGCCTTAGGTGCCAGATGCCGCAGGGCCGCCGCCCAAAGGCGCTCCTCGCCCTGCGGCTCCGACCAGTCCATCGAATAGGCGGGAATAGCCTCCGGCTCGGCGCCGTAGACCTCGCGCCAGACACCCCGGATCAGGCCCAGACAATCACTGCCAGCGCCGCGCACTGCCGATTGATGCACATAAGGCGTCCCGATCCAGCCGCGTGCCGCCGCGACGATGCGCGCGCCGCTCATCTCAACGATCCGCCGCTGTTGACGTTTTTGCTACTGGGCACCGACACAACCCAATCCTCGCCCGGCAAATCGGGAAAGCCCTGATAATTATCATAATTGTTGAACTTCAGGCGGCACGTCTCGCTCCGCTTGTCGCAGCCCGCCACCAGCCGCACCTGCGTGCCTGTGCTGACCAGCCCGCGCACCGGTTCCCACAGCTCGATCACACGCGCTGTGTCGATGGTCCGGTCGGATTTGATCGTGCTCCACAGCCCCTGTGCCGGACCGTCAAGGATTTCCAACCGCCCGCGCGTGAACCATTCGGCATCGAAGGTCTCGAACCCCTCCCACACAAACCGCCGCGCGCCCGTCACGGACTGCACAGCAACCGCATGCGCATAGCCCGCTTGTGCGATGTTAAAGAGGCATTTGCCATCCCCCAACACCGCCGAGCATGGCTTTTGATAGACCCGCCCCAAAGGCCGGTTCAAACCTTCAGTCAAGCCGCGCAACTCCGCACGAAAGGCCCCGCCAGAACGCGTCAGCTCCCCCAGATGGCCGCGAAAGTTGAGCCAGTGCTGTGCCGTATCCGCCCAGTTCACCAGCCACGCGCGCACTTCTGCACCGTCAAAGCGCCCCTGCTCGATCTCGTCCTCGCGCAAACTCGCATCCGACAACGCCCCGATCGCCTCGGAGTTGTCGACCGACAGGCCAGTGGACTGCGCCAGCGCAAGCGCGCTCAGGCCCGTATCTGCACGGAAGTCAAAACCTGCAAAGCGCAGCGGCAGATCGTGATCGGTAAAGGCAAACACCTTACCGTCCTTGCGCGTGATCGCCCATGCATGACACACGGTCGTCAGCCCGCCACCCAGATGGGCTGCCAATTCTTCATTGAAATCCGCGCTCATACCCGCACCTCGCGCACCGGAATATCCGGCACCTGCCCTGCGTGAAAACTGGCGATGTTGGTCAACAAGCTGTCGCTGTCAAAACGAACCGGCACATCGAATTCATAGCCCGCATAGACCCGCGTATCGGGGTCCGGTGCGCTGAAAAACGTGATCACTCCCGTGGTCTTGTCCACCGTATAATCAACGCTCTCGCGCTTGTCGTCCTGCTCGACTGCGACCAGAACACTGCCCTTCACAGGCTTGGTGATCGGTCGCGCATAGGTGTGCCCGCCGGAGCGGTAGGTCTTGATGATCTGGAACTGCGTGCGCACCCCGTCACCCGTAGCAATCTGCTGGTCGCCCTGCGCAATCGCCACCGACGGCTTGGAGGATTTGAAATCCGACCAGTCCTTCCAGCGAAACCCGTACATCTGGCCATAGCGCGCCTCGTAAAACGCAATCACCGCCTCGACATCATCGAGCGACCGCAGCCCAAGCCCCGCATCATAGACGCGGCGCGAGTGCGCCCAAGGCGTGTTGCGCTCCTCATAGCCATTGGCCAAAGCCACCACATCCACCCGACGCTGTGGCCCGCCCAACGCCCCGAAACTCAGGTTGGCCGGAAACTGTACCTCGTGAAAACTCATCGCAAATCCCCTCGTTTACTGGTTTTTCTGGCCAGCGCCCAAGGCGCGGCTCATCTGGGCGGCAATCTGCCCGCGCGAGCGTTGAAAGCCCGCAACATCGGGTGTGGAGATGTTCATCACCACCGTGGCCCCGCCACCGCTGCCCGCCCCTGCACGCACGCCCAGCTTGCCGTCCGGCCCACGCGCCAGCGGCATAATCGCCTCCGGCCCCGCCTCGCCCATCACGCCCATGCCACCGCGCATCCCGAAATGCGTGGCCTGTGACACCACACCGCCATTGGCAAAGGGCATCACGCGGCCAGAGCTGAAGGGCGCGCCATTGGCAAAGGGCAAGATCCCCTGCACCAGACTGCCAATCCCTTGGGTCAGCATCCCGCCAAAATGATTCGTCACCGGCTTGATCGCCGCATTATAGGCACTGTTGGACAGCGATTGCGCCACGGTGCTCAGCGCATCCGACAGCTTCATGCCGTCAAACACCACCCCGTCGAACGCCTTGCGCAACCCGCGGCTGAGGCCCTTTTCAAGCGTCGCCACATCCTTGCCCGTCGCCGACAGTGAGGTGCTCATCCGCCGCAATTCACTGTCAAAACCCGACACCAGAATACTTGTCTGCCCCAAGGTCTGGTTCAGCGTTTGTGCGTCAGTCGCCAGATCGTCAAAACCGTCATCACTGCTCATTCTCATGATCCTTTATCTTGTCGGGATAAGCCGCCATCAGGGCGGCCAGCCCGTCACTCAGCATCGGTGCATTGGCCGGATTACTGCCCAGCATCAGTTGCAATTCCGCAGGGGTCAGCGCCCAGAATTCATCCGGCTTCAGGCGCAAGCCGTGCAGCCCCGCACGCATCAAGGCAGGCCAGTCAAAACCCGCGCTCAAGGCGCCACCACAAACGCCCGCGCCAGTAATTCCGCCGCCGCTTGTGCTGCCCGCATCGGCCCACCGCCAATCTCGGCTTGCGCCAAAACGTCAGGGTCCATATCCACACCCCCGCCGCGCAAACCCGCGCACAGCAGCGCCAACACATCGCGCGTGCTGAAACCGCCGCCCTCGAACCGCTGCACCAGCGCCATCAGCGAGGGCTCGGCCAGATCCTCCTCCAGCTCCGCCAGCGCGCCCAACGTCAGCCGCATCCGGTGGGTCTGGCCATCCACGACCAGTCCCACCTCTCCCCTCCAGCGGTTTTCCATTATGGCGTGACCGGATCAACGTAGGGCACAAACTGCAACTGCCCCGCCGATGCCAGCGACAGCTCGTATGTCGCCTCCCCGTTCAATTGCCCTGCATACTCCAGCGAGGTCACCTGAAACGGCCCTTGAACAATGCCAAACTCGGGGATCACCACCTGAAAATTCGGCGTCAAACCGTCAAACAACAGCTGGCGGGCACGCTCGTCCGTGGCCGCATCGCGGAACACCCCCGATCCCGAAATCGCGGCCGAGCGGACCCCCGCCCCCGCCAACAGCTCGCGCCAGCCGCCCGCACTGTCCAACGCCGTCACATCCACCGCCTCCGCGTTGAAACTGATCCGCGTGGCACGCAAACCCGCCAGCGTCTCAAAATTGCCGTCTGTCGTCATGTCCACTTTGACCAAAAGGTCCTTGCCTGCTTGAACAGCCATTTTGTCTACTCCTGAAATATGCCCTTGGGCGTTTGGTTAATCGTCTGACACCCGCGCCCGAAAGCGCAGATCAATCTGGCGCGCACTGCCTGCATCAATGCGCTGCGCCGTTGCCCGCTCGAACCGCAGCGACACCAACGTGCCGCGCGTCAAGGTCAACCCAGCATCATGCAACGCATCGCTGACCGCTGTCGCCGCCGCTTTGGCCGTGGCGAATCCGGGGTTTGTCGTAATCACCGATACAGTCAGCGTATGCATCGCCCCCGCGCCACTGCCGTCCCCCGCCTCGCGCACTGTCTCACTGCCAAGGCGCACATAAATATCCGGCATAACACCAGCCGGCACCGCATCATAAATCGCCGTCCCCACCAAAACCGCCAATCCGGCATCCCCGCTCAGCGCGGCAAAAACCGCCGTCTGAAGCGCGCCTGAAACTGCATAGCTCATACCACCTGCTCCTCTTGCGCGAGGCAGGCCAGATAGCACCCCTCGGGGTCATGCTCGGCCACTGCATCGATGCTGAAAATCCGGCTCCCCTCACGAAACCGCTGCTGTGCCGCAGGCCGCGCATCATTCCCGATGGGCGCGCCGCGCACGATGATGCGGTAGGCCATCCGGCTGACCGGCGCGCCGCTCTGCGCCGTCTCGCGACCATTGCGCGCGGTGACTTCCGCCCAGACCATGCCCACCGGCACCCAGCCCTGCACAAAACCGCCCGCGCCATCGCCCAGCATATCGGGCGCTTCCAGCACCAGCTGCCGGTTCAGCCGTGGCGCGCTCATACTTGCGCCCCGCTGCGGCCCGTCCGCATCACGCGAAACCGCTCGATCAACGCTGTCACACCAAAGGGCATACACCCCGTCCCCAGCGCCGTATCATGGCGGTATTCGTAATAATGCGCGGCCAGCATCAGCACCGCCTGCTGCATATCGGCAGGCACATCCTCCCACTCGGGGCCATAGCCCGCCAGAAACCGCACGCGCAGCTCGCCGCCCGTCTCGGGGCCAGGCAAACAGGCCGCCGTGGCACGCAAACGCGGCACCTGCGCATCCCGCTCCAGCCAGTAGACACTCGCATTTACTGCCTGCTGGATCCCGCTGCGCATCACCAGCTGCACATCAGCAATCGCTGTCACAGGCGCCACCGTCAGCGACAGGGCCTGCATATTGCGCAGCGCAGACACCACCAGCGTAAATTCCCGCTCCAGCAGCACCTTGCCCGTGCGCGCTTCAATCGCGGCCGTGGCAGCGCGCAGAAAACTGCCTAGCACCGCGTCTTGCAGCGTGTCTTCGGCAAACCCCGTGCCCATGCGCAAATGCGCCTTCAGCGCCGCCACCGGCAATGCCGCATCCGGCACATGTGTCTCTGTTATCAACATCCCAAAGCCTCTCTTGAACTTCTCTCATTTTTTCGGCCCGGCAGGCCGCTCCCCGATGTGGGCGCACGCACTGCCACTCGCATTGCTCGGTCGGAGGGGAGCAGCTAGACAATGCAAACGGAACTTCAGCGCGTGCGCCGTGCCGGAACAGGTCCCCCCGCTCCGGCATCCGGCACCCTTTTACGAAGTGCCGAATTTCAGCAGCTTGATCGCCGCAAAGTCGCTCACGTCGCCGCCGACACGCTTGGTTGCATAGAACAGGACGTGCGGCTTGGCGCTGAAGGGGTCGCGCAGAATGCGCAGATCAGGACGCTCGGCAATGGTATAGCCCGCCGCAAAGTCACCAAAGGCCATTGCGTTGGCATCCGCCGCCGCATCCGGCATGTCTTCGGCGATCAGCACGGGATAGCCCATCAAACGCGCAGGCTCGCCCGCCGCCAGACCGTCGGACCACAGGAAACGGCCATCCATATCCTTGAGCTTGCGCACCATGCCAGCCGTTTTGGAGTTCATCACAAAAGACGCATTGGCGCAGTACTGCGCACCCAGGGCATAAACCACATCCACAATGGAATCAGGCGTAATATCGCCCGCAACACCCGTTGGCACATAGCCCAGATTGCCCCAGACCCAGACATCATTATCCACCGATGTATGCGCCAGAAAGCCCTTGGGCTTGTCGATGCCATCGCCGTTGATAAACGCCGCCGCCTCGGCACGCGCAAATTTGTCGGCAATGCGCCCGGCCAGCCAGCCCTCAATGTCAAACGCAGCATCATCCAGCAAACGCTGCGACGCTTTCGGCAGCGCGCTCAACTCATGCAGCTGCACGGTAATGCGGTCAATCTGCGGCGTCGCACTCTCGCCGATTATCGACGCTTCGGTCGCCCAACCAGCCCCCACATCCGTATGATCGACAAGTACATCATAAGACGTGGCTTCCACATTCACGACCGTGGCAATCGCACGGATCGACGCCGTAGTGTTCAGCACAGATTTCACAGTGTCAGAGGTCTGCGGATCGACCAGATAACCCCCATCAGAGTTCACAGCCGTGGAAAGCGCCTTGCCCTCCAGATGCAGACCGCGCAGGCCGTCATCATCACCCGAACGCACATAGGCGTTAAACGCTTTCTTGTGTGGCGCAACGCCCTCGGTGGCACCCGCCAAAGGGGTACGGCCAGCAGTCATTGTTTTACGGTCCAGCATGTTCACTCGCTCTTCTGTTTGTTGAAATTTCGTCTCAATTTCGGCCTGAAAGCCCTTCATCTGTGTGACAAAGCCGGTCACGGCCCGCCGCACATCCTCCGCCGGGGAAAGCCCCCCGTCGTGTCCCGTGGTGTCGCTCATCGTGGCATCCCCTTTTGATTGCCCGAGCGGGAGGCAATGTCGGCAGACGCCGCATCAAATACCCCCGCCATGTCGCGCAGGACGTCCGCGATATGGACAAACCCGTCCGCCTTCGCCCCGACCCGCGCACTGGGAAGCATCGGGAAGGTCACCAGCGACACCTCCCAAAGTTCCAGTTCCTGCAAGAGCCGCTGGCCCTTGGTGTTCTTCCCGGCTTTCACAGTGCGGTAGCCAATCGACAGCCCGTCAATCGCGCCCGCCTCGATCAGCGCAATCGCCTCGCGCCCCTTTTCGACTGATTGCAAAATGCGCCCTTTGACGAACAGACCGCGCGTATCCTCCCGCACCTCGTCCCACACGCCGATCGGCTGCGCCGGATCATGCTGCCACAGCATCTTGACCCCGCGCCCCGCCGCCTTCAGCGCCATGAGGCTTGCGCCATAGGCGCCGCGCTGGACCACATCGTTGCCCTGATCCACCACATCGAAAAAACTGGCATAACCCTTGATCTCGACACCGCCCTCGACCTTCGCCACCTCGTCAAACTGCATGAACTTGCGCTCCAACGCGGGCAAACCTCCCCCGTTCTCCGCGCCTTGCGCGAAGTCATAATCTCTCAAACCCATTGAATTCTCCTGTTATTTCCAGCTTAACCCAGGGGTGCCACATCCAGAAACGTCTGCACCATTTTCGCCAAAATCACCGCAGCAACCCCATAGACCGCCAGCCACAGCCGCCGCTCCAGCCGCTCCATCATCAGCTCGATCCGGTCCAGCCGCTTGACCAGATTATCGAAATGGATGGCACTCACCCGCTCATGCGCCTGCAACCGCATGCCAGGCGCACATTGAAAACGCTCGACAGGATGCTCACTCATCGGCTGCCACCGCAGGCAAGCCCAACAGCGCGCGCTTCTCGGCTTCCGTCAGAAAATCCGCGCCCGCTACCCGGGCCCATTGCGCATCCCGCTCCCCCGACAGCGCAGGCACCTGATCCAGATCCGGCTTCAACTCCACCAACTCACCGCTAAACCCCGACAACCAATGCGCCAGCGTGGCCGTGACTCGCGTCGCCAGCGGCAATACCGTCAAACGGTAGAACGCCCGGTGCGCCTCCTGATAATTTGCATAGGTCGCATCGCCCGAAATCCCGATCAGCATCGGCGGCACCCCAAAGGCCAAGGCAATCTCGCGCGCCGCCGCCTCCTTGGTCTTCTGGAACTCCATATCGCTGGGCGAAAACCCCATCGGCTTCCAATCCAGCCCGCCTTCCAAAAGCATCGGCCGCCCCGCATTGCGCGCCCCCTGATGATGGCTCTCCATCTCGCTCACCAGCCGCTCGTACTGGTCATTTGTCATCGCCCCCTGACCATCCGCACCTTTGTAAATAATCGCCCCCGAAGGCCTTGCTGCATTGTCCAGCAGCGCCTTTGACCAGCGCGAAGCAGAGTTATGCACATCCACCGCCGTTGCCGCCGCCTGCATCGGGCTAAAGCCGTAGTGATCATCCTGCGGGTGAAAATTCCGCACATGGCAAATAGGCGCGCCTTGCGTGGCATCAAACCGGTGCTTGCGCCCGCTCACGGCATATTCATACCCCACCGGCCAACCATCCGCCCCAGGCACCACTGACATCCGGTCAGACCGCAACACATGCAGCTCTTGCGGCAATCCCGCCTCACCGCCCACAGCCTCGACATACCCGTTCCCTGACAGCAGCAACTGCGCATAAAGTGCCTCAAGCAACTCCGCCCGCCCCTGCGCCCCATTCGGCCGCGCAATCAGCGCCAGCACTGGATGCGTGTCAAACCGCTGGCACATATCCTGACAGACCAGCGGCAGCGCCGCCGCGGCCTCCGCAATCAACTTGACCGAGCGAAACCCCACAGGATTTCCCGCAAACCCCGTACGCGTCAGCGATACCGTATCACGCGGGCTCCACGCCACGCGGCCAGAGGTTTGCACCCCCACCACACGCCCCGTCGCAGACGCCTTGGCCTCCACCACCTCCACCGCTCCACGCTTCAGAAAATCAAACACTACTGCTTCTCCTCTTCCCCAAGTCCCTCGGCCGTCCCGCTGCTTGGGCGCCTCTGAAACACAATCTCTCACCAAAGAATTAACGTCGCCGGACCACTGCGCACGGTGCCCGCGCAACACCCCCAAAACGCAAAAAGGGAGGCCAAAGCCCCCCTTTACAAGTTCACAAACTACGCACCCCCGGTTGTCGCCACTTCGCCGCAGGCTCGATCATCAACTCGTGCAGCGCCCAGACCAGCGCATCCACACGGTCGGGTGATCCACCGCCCTCATAGCCGCGCCGCGTCATCCGGCACATCTGGTCCTCAAGCCCGTGCATATCGCTCAGATGAAACACCCGCCCCTGCTCATAGAGTGCTGCCACAGGCTCCGCCCGCGCCACCTTCCCGCGGCTTGCATGCACTCCTTTGTACGGCACCAGCGGGTCCACCTGCCGGATCACCTCCTGCACCATCTGCCCGCCCTGATTAACTTCGGCCACCAGCCGGTCCGCGCCGAACTGCTGCATCGCGTCAATCGCGGCGCGCGCCCAACCGCTCGGCCCCATCCCCGCCACCGTACAATCCGCCAGCACATAGGCCCGCCAGTCCTGCGGCGGCCCACTGCACTGCACCCCCGCCACCACAATTCCGCATTCATCCGATGAGGCACCGCTCGTCGTCGCCGGATCCACCGCCACCACAATCCGGTCCAGCTTCGGCACACCCTTCACACGCGCATTCTCCAACATTTCAGAAGTCCAAAGCGCCCCCTCGGCATCCGCCAGTAACACCCCGTCCAGCTCCTGCCGCCCCAGCCGCGTGCCGCGATACCGCGCCCGCACTTCCTCCAGAAACGATGCCGCCAGATTGGCACGGTTCGCCACGGTCGGTGCATGGGTCACCACGGTTGAGGGCGAAGCCAACAGCGCCTTCAACACCCCCACATTGCGCGGCGTAGTCGTCACACACACTTGCGGACGCTCCCCCAGCCGCAGCGCAAACTGCAACATATCCCACGTCTCCTGCGACTTCTTCCATTTCGCAATCTCGTCCACCCAAGCCGCGTCAAACTGCGGCCCGCGCAACCCCTCGGGGTCATGCGCAGAGTGGACCGTCGCCACCGCGCCATTGGGCCAGACCAGACGTTTACGCGTCGCCTCCCAATCGGGCCGCCTGTCCTCGGGCGAGCAGGCCAGTATCCCGCTATCGCCAAAAATCATCACTTCAATCACCTGCGCAATCGTCTCGCCCACCAGCGCCACACGCCGGCACCGCCCCTTGTCCAAAGGCGTAGATCCTTCCACCACAGACCGGACCCATTCCGCCCCCGCCCGCGTCTTGCCCGCACCACGCCCGCCCATAATCACCCAACTGCGCCACGCGCCCTCGGGCGGCAACTGGTGCGGCATCGCCCAGAATTCAAACAAGTAAGGGAGAGCACGAAGCTCCCCCTCACCCAGTTCATTCAGGAAACTCTCCTGAACCGATGGCACAGCGGAGCCGATCAAGCTTGCACCCGATATCAGCCCGCGCTTGGTCGAGGTCGAGGGCATATCCCCCCTGCGCAATTCCGGCTTGTTTGTTTCGGCAGTCAT